GCGTCCAATCCAGCCTCCTGTTCCTCGTGAACGGCACCCGCCAGGCCGCAGTGGTCCCCGCCGACAACGCCTCGGCTGTTGTGGTTGGCAACGACATCACCGTGACCTACACCAGCAACGGCACCGCCGCCCTGACCCAACTGGCCCTCGGCCAGAGCGATGGTTCCGGCTTCCGCCTGGAAGTGGCCTCCACCGGCGCCAAAGTGCCTGCCGCTGTGTCCCTGGCCAGCAACGTGGTCACCATCAACCCCGACGCCAACCTGGCTGCCGGCACCATCTACCGCCTGCGCGTGGCCGACGGTGCCATCACCCAAGCTGTGGACGCCAACGGCGCCGCCTCGGCCTCGGGCATCAAGCGCCCGATCCAAGGTCTCACCACCACCTTCCGCACCGCTTGATCACCGAGCGCGTCTTCACCAAGGCCCCAGTAACGGGGCCTTTTTTCATGCCCTTATGGAACACGACCTTTTGATCGATGGCGTATGCAGCGTGTTCGCTGTGAACTGCCGAGTGGAAGGCTCCACGCTCCACTGTGGAGCCCTCTACCTCGAACCCCTGATCCAATCGCAGTCTATACGCTTAGCGTATGGCGACGCTACTATTGAGATTGAACTTCCGCCAGAGCTGTTAAATCAACCAAGCCCACAACGGGCCTGGGAGATTGAGCTCCCCATCCGAGATGAGTAAGTACGCCAGTCTCCTCTTCGCCCCCGAGAAGTACCACGAGATCGGCCCATTCCGCTTCCCCATCTACAACGACCTCGTCCCCGGCGAATCCCGCGGCATTGAAGCGATCTCCCGCAAACAATCCCGCTCCACCTTTGCATCGATCAAGCTCGCCCAGCGCATCGCCAAGGACAAGGGCATCACCACCAAAGAAGCGGTGGAGCTGCTGAGCAACACCACCGAAGAGAACCAGGACCTCCTCTACGACTACGCCGGCGAGCTGGAAGAGCTGCAGCGCAACAGTGTCGGCGCTGTCGAGCAGCAGGTGGCCTTCGTGACTTTGTTCATGCAATACCGCGCCGAAGTGAAACTGCCCAAATCCAAGGACTGGGAGCGGGTCGAGGACTGGAGCGAGGCCGATACAGAATCCATGCCCACCAAGCTGATGGAGGACGTCTTCCGCCTGATCAGCTGGGAGCGGGACGGCTGGCCTGAATCCGAGGGAAAGCCCGACGAAGAGCCGGAGTTCAGCCCTCCCCCGAAGAACTCCTGAGGCGCTGCGAGGACTATCTGCGCAGCCCTGAAACCAACTGGGACCAGATCTACATCCGCATCCGAGCCTCGGCGCTAGGCCCTGACTTCCCCCGAGAGCGATTCGTGCGGACACCCATCAGCCTGATCCGATGGGTGTTGCGCGAAATCGACGACCGCGAAAAAGGCCAGACCAATCTGCAGGCCCTGCCTGTCGCGCGCCTGACCCAGATCGTGCTGCAAGTGGCGCATGGATTCTCCGGTTCCAAACGCGCCGCACCCAAGATCAACACCAGAGATTTCCTTCCCTACCCAGATTGGCGGCCGTCAGCAAGTCAAGCGGACGGCCCAGAACCAGGCACCAAGTTTGTGCTCACCGAGCTCGGGCGACAACGGCGCATCCCCATTCATGTGCTGACTGCATTGATGACCCCAGTCGAACAGCGGCCGTAGCATACGGATAACGAATACGGCGCCAGGTGGCTGATTTTCGGCTCAACGTATCTGCTGACACGCAGCGAGCTGAAAAGGATCTGCAACGCCTAGGCAAGACTGCAGATACTGCGACAAAAGCAAGAAGTCTTCGAATCAACGTAGACGAACTAAATAAAAACTTCAAAGACGTTCAGCAAAACGTCAAAGAAGCAGGCAACACAATCCAAACCTTCTATCGCATCAGCAAAAACATCCCTGGCATTGGCGAGCGTGTCCGCGAGGTCGAGAACCTCGCCAAGGGCACCGCTGCTGTCGCGCGCTCCGCTCCGGCTTCAGCCGCAGCCCTGCGGGAGAACGCCAAAGCTGGTTCAATCCTTGCCAATTCCTTTGAAGCCGCAGGTACTGGTGCAGGCCGTCTGGTTAACAACCTTGCCAAAGCCGGCTTCGCCCTGTTCGCAGTCAAGGAAGCAGTCGGCGTTGTCCAAGCTGCATTCGGGGGCTTCTTCAACGAAACGATCGGCCGCGAGATCAAGCTTCGCGAAACTATCCTCAAGACCCAGACCACCCTCGCCTCCACCAACAAGGTCTTCAGAGACGGCAGGGAGATCACCGACCCCTACGAAAAGATCGTCGCGCTCACCGGTGAAGTCGGCAAGCGCATCGACAGCATCCGAGAGCGGTCCATCGCCCTGGCCGGCGTCACCTCCAACGAGGTCATCGAGGTCTTTGGGATGGTGGCCTCCCAGATCGGTCAGATCGGGGGCGGCCTGAAGGATGCCGAAGACCTGGCCATCAACTTCGCCGCCGCCCTCGGGACCTTCGGCATCCCCCTCTACCAGGCACGCCAAGAGATTGGTTCAATCCTCCGCGGCGACATCACAACGGACTCCTACCTCGCTAAAGCCCTAGGCATCACCAACGAAGATGTCGCCAAGGCCAAGACCCAAGCCGGCGGCGTCATTAAATTCCTCGAAGAACGCCTCGCCGCTTCAGTCGCGGGCCAACGCATCGCCGCCCAAGGCTTCTCCGGTGTCGTCTCCAACATCCGCGACCTCGGCGAACTGATCAGCCAGAAGTTCGGCGCCGGTCTGCTGGACCCCATGCTCGGGGGCCTGACGAAGGTCTTCGACTTCCTGTTCAAGATCCGCGAGGAGGTCTTCGCCATCAGCGAGGGCCTTGGCCGCGGACTGGGCTCCCTGTTGAGCACCAACCTCAGCGCGATCAGCGGTGGCTCGGCCCTGTTTGGACAAATAGGCGCCGGTGCCGAAGGCTTCGCCGCCCAGCTTGCCGAGAGCGTCAAAAAAGCCTTCGCCTCCCTCCAGGCCAGCGCCAACACGGTCATCGCGCCGCTGCGCAACCTGTTCGAGGAAATCGCCAAGTCCATCGGCTTGGTGGGTGCTGGCCTGGCCCGCCTCGCCCAGGGCTTCCTCTCGATCCAAATCGAGAACTTCAAAGCCCTCGTCCAGATCTTCTCCAACCTCAGCGAGGCCGTCACCGCGTTCTCGGCTGTCCTGGGTCAGGTCCTCCGCGCCTACGGCCAACTACTGCAGGTCCCCTTCGTCCAGTACCTCAGCCAGATCTCGGCGCAGTTCCAACTGCTCGACAAGATTGGGGTTATGGCCGTTGTGAAGCTGGGCTTCGCAGCTACTGCGCTTATTGCTGCGTGGACTCCAATCATCGCGTTCGTTCAGAACCTCGTCGCGCGCGTCGCAGCCTTACTCGGGGGGCTGGTCATCGCCGTTGGGGCAGTCCTTACCCGTCTCGGAGCGATTGTCACCGCCTTCGCTGCCACGCTCACAGCCACGTATCCAGCAGCCGAAGCCCTGAAGCAACAGCTATTGGGTCTCGCCACCTCGTTAACCGGAGCTGGTGTCGCTGCAGACAAGGCAGGCGTTTCTGTTTCACGCTTCGGTGGTGCAACGACCGCAGCTGCCCGGGCCGCAGGTAATGCGATCCTGAGTTTTATCAAGTTCAACGCAATCCTGCTCGCTGTTCAGCTGGCAATCACGGTCTTAGTTGATCTGGTTGGACGCTTTCAACGCCAGCAAGAAGAAACAGCAAGTTCACAACGCGCAGCAGAAGCGCTGCGTTTACTGCAAACGAAATACAAGAATGTTGGCGAGTCCGCTGATAGCGCAACAAAATCAGCCCGTGACTTTAACCAAGCCCTCGTCGATGCCGAGTACGGCAAGAATCTCGACGCACTCGAAAAAGTACGCGAGAAAATCAATCAAATTCGATATGAGCTCAAACCTGGCATCCAGAGCTGGCGGGAGTTCTGGGACGCCTTATCCGGAAGCGAAATTGGACGGTTTGAAGAACGCTCGCGGCAGGCACTGCAAGCACTCGTCAAACAAGAAAAAGATCTCAAGGGCAGACTAGGCGCGGTTGACGCCGTCCGCGACAAAAAACAGCTAGAAGAAAACATCCGACTGGAAGCCGATAAACGAATAAATCTTGAAAAAGAAATTGGGGACCTGCGCAAACAACAAGAAGATCAGGTTTTTCAAGTGCGCCAACAACGCGCGCAGAAAGAGGTCGAAATCTTCCGGGCAGCAGGAGAGCTACGGATCACTCAGTTAGAGGCAGCCAATAAAAAACTGATCGAGGGCGAAGAAGGTGCTTCTCGCACAGCCCTTGAAGCCCTTAACAACTACATCTCAGTCCGTGAACGCGGTGAACTCGAGATCGAAGCTGCCAAAAAGACTTTGGTAGTCGAGGCCGCCAACCTAGAAAAGCAGATCAGCGACTACCGGCTTGAGAACGAAAAGAAAATCGCTGAGATCCGCAAACGGGCCGGCGACTACGAGAAGAACATCGGAGATTACCGCCGTCAACTAGCTGGTCAAACACCAACCGGAGGCGTCACGGGCCTTACGCAAGGCAACACCGGTACCAGCAGCCGAGGAGATCACTTCCACATCGCAGGCGCCGGGAGCGAAGCCGAAGCCCGCGCCATCTTCGCAGCGAGTATCAACAAGCAGCTTCAACTCACCGATGTCCCCGGATCCGCGCGCTCTGGCGGCCGCCGCCATGCGGGCTACGACCTGGCAGGACCGGTCGGAACTCCCCTCAACCTGGCACCGGGCTACACCCTCCAAAACTTCACCCGCGATCCCAAGGGCCTCGGTGGCAACTACGCCACCATCGCCGGTCCCAAGGGGCAGAACTACAAGATCATGCACCTGGCCGACCCGGGGTCGGGGTACAAGGGCCCGGGCAGTGGAAGTGCGGCTCCGACAGCCCCGTCGTTCAGCGACGTTGGTGCCCCCGCCGTATCCAAGTACGAAGCTGCGATCCGCTCCCTGACCTCAGCGATGGGACGGCTCGCCGCGATTCAAGCGCAGCTAACCCAAGCAAAGACAAAGGAAGCCTTCGACGCCGTCGCCAGGTCCGCCTTCGAGCCCGCTGGGCTAGAGCAATACCAAGACATGCTCTACGAGCTTGACGGAATCATGACCGTCCTCGCCCGAGGGACCTATGACGCCTTCAACCCCGAACGAGCTCAAATCGCCGCCGAAGGCGCCGCACGGGTGACCAGCGCTCAACGGGAACTAAGCCAGATCGTCACAAGCATCAATACGCGCACCAATCTGAGCGAGCGCGAAAAAGCTGTGCTGATCGAGCAGGTCAAAGCCCGCCACGCCGAGTTCGTCCGTAGCCTGCAAAACGAAGAAGAAATCCGCAGCAGAATCAATGTCTTACAGCAGGGAGTAGACCTCGCGAAACAGTTTGCCCAACAGACAGCCCAGATTCAACGGGAAACTGAGGTACTGCAGCTCCGCAACAGACTGCTGACCGAGGGCGTCAAACCGGAAGACATCGAGCGCGAAATTGAAAAGCTGAGGATTGCACAAGAGTACAAAGCAGTAAACGACCTACTAAACAAGGCTCTGGCGCAACAAACAGAGCTCAGAACAAGGCTCCAGAGACAAATACAAGAGGCGCTACCCAAGGACAAAGCCGCGCTGCAAAAACAGCTGGACGAAGCAAATGCAGAAGTCGAACGACTCAAAAAAGTCATCGAACAGCTGCAAAAAGAAAAAGAGAAAAGAGGTAATGCTGCTGATAAAAAACCAGCAGAATCATCCAAAAATCCCGGGACCATCATTGGCAGCAAGGTCGGAAAACTTCAGACCGAGCTCGACGACCTAGCCAACTTTGGCAACATTGCTGTGCGCACAGCCGAGACAATCGAAAGTGCTTTTGCCTCCGCTTTTAAGGATGTCATTACGGGGGCAACCTCGGTAGAAGATGCCCTCGGTGGGATGTTCAAAAAAATCGGCGACATGTTCATTGAAATGGCGACTCAGATGATCGCCAAGATGCTTGTCATGTACGCCTTAAAAGCAGTTCTTAGCCTGTTCGGTAATGGCGGCATGTTCGGCACAGACAGCGCTGGGAACTCGGCACCGAGCTCAGCGCCCACCACTGCAGGTAACGGAGCCAGCTTTGCTTCGGGTATCGCACAGTTTGCTTCGGGCGGTAGCTTCGCCAACAACATCGTTAGTAGCCCTACGCTCTTCCGCTTTGCCGATGGGGGCAAACTCAATCTGGGCGTGCTCGGAGAGGCCGGTCCTGAGGCGATCATGCCCTTGGCGCGCGGGGCGGACGGCAAACTCGGAGTTCAGGTCAACAACGCACGCTCCGCGATGGACCGCTACGTACCTGGCGCTTCCGGATCCACGAGCATGACCACAAGCGAGGCCGGTACTTCCCCTTCCTCAGGCTCCAGCTCCGGTGTACCCGCTATCGACGTCCGCTACACCGTCGAGCGGATCAACAGCGTCGACTACGTCACCGCCGAGCAGTTCCAGCGGGGCATGCAGCACGCTGCCCAGCAGGGTGCTGCGCAAGGTGAGCAACGCACTCTGCGTCGCCTCCAAACCTCGACTGGGACCCGCCGTCGGATCGGGATCTAATGGACCTCGCCATCGGAAATTTCATGGTGCTCAGCCACAACGGCAATGTGCGCCAGCGTTTCCAGAACTTTTTTATCGCCCAGACAGTGGCCTACGAGGGCAACCAGTACGGCTTCTTACCGTTTGGATTCTCCGGCGTCACCGTCAACCGCACCGGCGACAACACTGATGCGAACCTGCTGCTGCCCAACAACGCCCTAAGCCGCAACTGGGCAGTAGAGGCACTGAACGGTCGGTGGCTCGCTCAAATCGACGTTGTGATCTTGGATCCCAACGACAGCAGCAGCTTCACCCGCCTGCACCGGTACACCGGACTGGTAGCTGCAGGAACCTGGCGCGAGGTCGAGCTAAATCTCACGCTCAACACTGTCTTGGACGCCGTCGGTGCCGATGTTCCTCAGCGCCGACTAACCCAAAAACTGATCGGCAGCATTCCAGCAACTACCGGTGTCCGGCTCCAATGACCTTTACAAGCTCATAGGCCGTCCCTACCGCCTTGGAGCCGACGGGACAGGCACCGAGATCGACTGCATTCATCTGGTGTACAGCGTCCTCTCTGGGCTAGGCATTCCGACACCAAGATTCAAAGATGAGTGGTACACCGCAGGACCACGCCAGATCGCGCGGGACCTACTTAGTTGGGGACAGCGAATCGAACACCCTCAGTACGATGGGGACGTGTTGCTACTTGATGGCAGCACTTGGGCTTTCGCTGTGACATGGCAGAACGGCATCCTATATATCAACCGTCACAGCAACAGGGTCGCCTGGTCACCGATCTCGATGTTTACCGACCCACGCTGCTTCCGTTCGAAAGGCAGCTTCTCGAACTAACGGGACTCACAGAGGAGCAATACCGAGAATTCTGCGTTGAAGCCTGGCGCCGCAGCAGGGTGCGACCGGCAGCCTATGACCACATAACCGAGGTGAACTGCGGGCCAATCGTGGTCCCGATCATCGTCAGCCTGGTCGTCGGAGCACTCACATCAGGCGTCGCTTATCTGCTGACACCGAAGCCAAGCGCTCCGCAGTACCAAAGCCAAGACACTCAGCAGCGCACCCTCGAAAGCATTCTCGGGAGCCAGCGCTTCACACCGACCTACGGATTCAACAGCCAAGCCGAGCTCGCTAATTACGGCGAGCCCATCCCCATCGTCTTTGGCAAGTGGACGGGTACCAGCGGTGGGTTGCTCGTCACCCCCAAGCTCGTGTGGAGCCGGATGTTTAGCTACGGACGGGAGCAGGGTGTAAAGCTGCTGTTTGTTGTCGGCGAACAGGGCACCTTCGTCGATACCAACGTAGGGGGTTTCGGTATCCAGCCCCACCCTGCGCTCTCTGGCATCTTCATCGGCAACGGCGTCCTAGACGCCATCTACGAGCAGACCTTCGCCTTCTACTGGAAGCCCAACTCCAACTTGGGATCACGAGTGCGGGCCAGCTTTGGCAACTTGAAGCACGGCTCTCGGGGCAGCCTCGCCTCAGGCGACCCCGACAACAACGACGACATCTTTAGCTGCCCTGTTGGAGACGAGCTCTCATCGCCAGCCTTCTGCGCTGCCCACAGTCTCAGTAACAGCAGCGAGTTCGGTTGCTACGCCCCGATAGCCAACGGCTCGAATTACCGCGTCAACTGGCGGGTCATCTCCATTCTCCACCTATCCAACCAACGCGACGACCCCGGGGAGAACCTCACCTACGAGCGCGTCAAGATCGCGGGCAGCCAAAACGATCAGGGCTGGACCGACGAAGGCGATGACGGCGGCGGATACCGCAGCGTCCGCCCCCTCGGCATGAGCGGCACCGGCCGCAACTACAGCCGCCGCATGGGTCTGACAGCCCTTAACGACGAGACCGTTCCGGACAGTGCCGGAACACTCATCCGTACAGCCAACGTCGGGGACATCGCCACCTTCACCATCGATAGCGGCAAGATCCGCGAGGACATCTACAAAGGCCCGAACCGCGAGGTCAGCGTCGACGACATCAACGACGCCACCGAAGAAATGCGCAACGCAGCTGACGACGCCATGCAGGTCGGCGAGCTGTTCATGATCGGCCGCACCACCTGGCAGGTCATCAGCCGCAGCCTGCCGATCTGGCGCCTGAGCGACGGCAAGACTCAGACCATCAAGCTCAAGTGCATCGACGTCAATCCCCCAGCCACTAACACCATCGGCTTGGTCTCAAACCGGATGATCACGGCCGACTACCTGAGCGACAGCCTCGATAACACCGCTTCCAACCAGTACAACGCCGGTGCGGCATTCTTTCCGTTGATGAAAGTGGCAAAAGCCACAGTCCGCAACACCCGTCCCTGTGACGCCACCGAGATTGGTATTCGCAGCAACGTCTACCAGAGGCTGAACGGCCTTTGTAACTTCCAAACGATCCCCTCACCCGAGCAGCTGAAGAGCCTGGAGAGTCAGCGGATTTCACTGACTTCTGGCACCGTCAACGCATACATCGCCCGCTCCTCGGTCTTCACGATCTTCCTGCGCCCCGCTGGCGTCGACGAATCGGGTAACGAGTACACCTGGCAACCCCTTGGCGAGCAGTTCTGCATCATCGGCAACGAGCCCCGCGAGCAGTACAACTTCATTCGCGTCTCCCACCCCGATAAGCGCCAGTACGAATTCCAACTGATCCCCAAAAACGGGGCCGACCTCGGACAGAACACACCTGACGACGCCGAGTTTTGGCACCTGCACCACGGTGTCGACAACACCGCTACGCGCCAAGAGCTCGTCGGGAACTACCAAACGCCCTACGGCACCTTCAAGGTCAACTCGGTGGGACGTCGTGTCAAAAAACTCGAGGTCAAGTCCAACACCGAGTTCATGTCGCAACCGGGCTCGACCCAAATCACGCTCAGCACCCCTCGCCCTACCAGCGTTGGCATCCTGACGTACCTGCCGGATGACTCGTCAGCGGTTGACCGAGTGCTCTCCTCGGTCGAGTTCATCGACTGGTACACCAACGCCGACTACGCCTACACCGCTGGTCGCGCGGGCTCGTTCACCTGGGAACTGACCCGTCTAACTGGGGTCGGTTCAGCAGACAACTACCCAGGCAACGCCGGCACGCGGACCGCCCCGTTCACCTATCGCCATGAGGTCACAGGCGGCCGGTGGTACGAGATGCGGTATGTGCTCAGCAAAGCTGTACTCGCAGGCCCGCCGGACCCCCCTCACTTCTCCGGCCAGACCTACGGCTGGGTGATTGAAGAGGAAACCGTTGTCGCCGCCTC